CATATGGTAGAAGTCCAGAGAAGTGCATTTAAAAGTTTTGAGATTATGAAAGAAGGAAGAGTAATTAGAATTGACGAAGGTGATACAATTCAGTTCTCTATAGAAACGGGAGAGATTATTACTGGTATTCTAACTAAAATTAGTGGGAAAGAAGAAAAAACTAAGCTACAGATTGTACCAAATGGAGAACAAAAAGAGGAAATTTGGAGTATTGTGGTTATTTCAGAAGATACTCTTACAGTAATTGAGGATGAAGAGGATTAATACATATGGAAAAAGGAAATGAAACATTAACATTATTTGATTTAGAAATGATGTTTAATCAGGCAAAAGTTATGGATGCAAATTATATTGGTGTTAAGATTCGGATGCAAGGATTTGATAAGCCTGAAACTATTATTAATCCAAATGAAAATTTTGATGAAAAATTAGTGTATTATAAAAAAGCTTACAACGAAGATTTAACACTTAAGGCGTTCAATGGAATTGAAATAGTAGGATTTGAGTATGGAAATAGTTTTCAAGAAATTCAGGATTGTTTAATGGATAATAAATAATATATTGAACTATTGAGAGGTGGTGAGAACAATGAGTTTGGAACGATGTGAGTGGTTAGAAAGAAAAGGTGTTGTTGATATTGGATCTTATGATTACGTAGGACAGAGTGAAACGTCAGTATATCTAGTACATAAAATTTTAGGATTAAAGATTAGCAGGAAAAAAGATATGGTTGGTGAAAAGTTTTAGGTGTTAAACGTGTACAAAAACATCATTTACAGACGCAAATAGGAAATGAAATACGTCTTTGATGTTATTGTTAGGTAATTAATAAATAAGGTATTAAACAATGGTAACTATTAAAAATATAATACATATAAAGGAGATATAAAGAATATGGCAAAAGCAAGATTATTTGATTTACCAGAGACAAAAGGAGCTTTTCAATTAAAAGGTATCGTAAATGGAACACAGAAAGATGGTTTTTTTAAGGAAATAAAAACAAGAAGTAATAAAGATATGAGAATGATTAATTTTGGAGTTGAATATGAAAATAAATTAAGTCTTTATACAAATATGCAGGGGATGGAACAGGATAATGTATATTTTTCAAAGAAATCAGAAAAGAAAGGTGAGAAACCAGAAATTGCAAAAGTTCCTTGGTTAGATAGATTTTCTTACAATCGTGAGGGTTTTGTATTAATTGGTAAAAAGGTTGGTGTAAAAAAGAAACTTGATAAAGACGGTAAGGAAGTAAATGATAAAAAAACTTTAACTGAATTTGATGCATGTAAGGAAATTAATGAAAATTTAAAAGACGGCAGCAGCGTGTTTATCAGAGGAAAGCTTGATTATAGTAGTATGACAGATAATAAGGGTAATAAAAAACACTTTACAAAATTAGTACCAGATCAAGTTTCATTATGTGGTGAAATTAATTTTGCAGATGATAACTTCACAAAGCAGAATGATTTTAATCAAGTTATTGTTTTTATGGGAATTGAAAAAGAAAAAGATAATGATATTGAAACTGGAAAATTTGTAGTTTCTGCAAAAATCGTTACTTATAGTGCAATTGAAGATGTTGAATTTATTATTGAAGATCAGAAATTAGCAGGTATCTTTCGTAAAAATTTAAAACAATATAATGCAATAAAAGTAAGTGGAAATATGGTAACTGCTACTAAAACAGAAGAAGCTACAGATGAAGATTCGTGGGGAGAAGAAGATTCTATCGAAAAAGTATCCGCTCCAACCAAAAGACTTTTTATTATTACAGGGGCAAAACCATCATCTATTGAAAAAGAACTTTATACAAAAGAAAAAATTGAAGAGGCAATTTCAAAAATAAATAAATCTAATAAAGCTGAAAGTGATTTTGGAAATGATTCAAAGAGTGATTGGGGAGATAGTTCAAAAGAAACAGATGAAGATGAAGCTTGGTAGGATAAATCCTACTAACAAAATAATAGTAGATTAAAAATATTGCATAAATTAAAGGAGATATAAAATTATGGCAAAAGCAAGACGTGCATCAGTAACTCAGAGTAAATTGGGATTTATTCTTTATGGAGAGCAATTTACAGGAAAATCAACAATGGCTATGCAACTCGCATATTTTAAAAGACCAGATGGAAAACCATTTAGATTATTATATTTAGATCCTGAAACAGGTTCAATTGATGACTATTTGGGAGATTTAGAAGATAGTGGAGTTAATCTTGACAATATCTATATTGTATACACACAGGCTCTTGGAGAAGTAAGAGAATATATTGCGAAGGTTAAAAATAATGAAGACATTTATATATTAGATGACGAGACTGGTGAAGAAACAGATGAAATTTTATTAGATGCAGATGGTGAACCATTTAGAGCAGATGCAATTGTTGTAGATGGTACTACTATTTTAAATCTAACAACAAAACAAGGGTTTGTTGAGTTTTCTAAGAAAAGAAACAAAGTAAAAGCAGATAAAGCAGGAATGATTGGCGATGAAAGACTTGTTAAAATTGAAGGATCTGGTATTGAATTGAAAGATTATCAGACTATTAATTTCAAAGGTCAGGATTTAGTTCTTGATCTAATGGCGTCTGGAGTTCATTATGCAATTACAGCTAGAGAGGCTGATGAAAAAGAAACAATTAAACAGGCAGACGGTACTACTATGAGTGTTTGTACTGGTAAAAAAATTCCAGAAGGCTTTAAAGGTATGACATATAATGTTAAAACTGAAATCCGTATGTTTAGAAATGAAGATGGAACTGTGTGTGCCCATGTTAAAAAAGATAGAACACACGTACATGAAGATAACATTGTAATTGAAGATCCAACACTTATAGATTGGCAAGAAGTAATTAATAAAACAGCAGATAAAAAGTCATTCATTGTAAAAAATGATTTAACTAAAGCTGTAGATGTTGAACAGAATATTTATAAGAAAGAAATTCTTGGAGAAGTTGGTAGACCAGTAGAAGATAGTGAAAAAGAAGATAATAATATCAAAGACTTAGATTTATTAAAAAAAGAGATTCTTGCAAAAAAGAATTCACTTCCTGCAAATAAAAAAGCTACATTAAAAGGAAAACTGGAAGCTAATGGTCTTCCAACTGCATTTAAGAATGTTACGGATATTGAAGTTCTTAAAAAAGTTCTTGTAGTTATGGGGGATTAGTAAAATGTATAATATTTCATTAAGTAGAATCTGTGCAGATTGTAAAAATGAAATTATTATCACAAAAGAAAATATTAGTGAAATAATTCTTTATGGTGGTAAATACTACCATAAAGAATGTTTTATAAATATGTGTAATAAAAAATTACAATCTAAAAGATGTAAAAAATATAAGTGGGAAAACGCATTAAAAGATATCAATATGTATGCCGAAGATGCGTTATTTAATTTAAATAAAGAGCTTGAAAATGAAGAAAAAAGATATAAAAGGTCTTGCAAAAATACATTAGAAAGTAAAAAAACAAAAGAAAAAATATACACATTTATGTGTGAGAAATATGAAGCTACAAATATTCCAAAACATATATTTATTAAGTTAAATAGTATATATGCAGGTACATTTCGTGGGATGAACACAAGTATATCACCAGAAGATCTTTTTGATATGTGGACAAGAAAGATAGACTATTTAAATAAAGTTGCGGATAGTAATAAAACAAAAGGAAAAAATATGGATTCTATTCAACGTATTAGTTATGATTTATCTATTTTAATTAACAAATATGATAGTTATAAAAAATGGAAAGAAAGTCAAAAAATACTTGAATATGAAACATCATCAAAAATTAATGATAATAAATATTTGGGAATTGGGATTATAAAAGAAGTATCAAAAAATACTACAGATGATAAAAATAACGAATTATCAAGTCTTGTAGATGACATTTTCGATTAAGGTGGTGAAGATATTTTTGGATAATGAGTTAAAAACAAATAATGTACAATCAGAAATTTGTTTTGTTGGTGCATTATATAGCAATCCTGATTTATACATAAGTTATGGTAATTTTATGAGGTCAAAATATGATTTTAATGATCCTGTAACAAGATTTTTTTATGATAATCTAGAAACATATTATTTAACATTTTCACAAACAATTGATGAAACAAAAATGAATGTATTTATGAGTCAAAATGATGAAAGATTTCAAGAATATAAGCAATATAAAGGTTGGAAAACAATTAAACAATATATAAGTATCACTGATACAAGTGATATTAACAATTATTATAATATAATTAAAAAATTTTCTCTTTTAAGAGAGTATGAAAAAAATGGGTTTCCAGTAGACAAAATACTTCAACATAAAAAGTTTGATTCTTTAACTGCAAATGATATTTATAGAATTATTAGAGTAAAAGCAGATAAAATAAATACTGTTATTAATGCAGGAGAAGAAGCGGTAGATTTAACAAAAAATAATATAGATACAATTAATTCATATATAGATGTTCCAATGATGGGATTACTTACACCTTGGTATTTGTATAATGAAATGTTTTTAGGACTTTTAGAAGAAGATATTATTCTTGAAGGATTTTTAAGTAATGAAGGTAAGACAAGAAAACTTATGAAACTAGCTGCGTTTGTTACATTAGTTCAAAATCAATATTTTTTAGTTATGAGTAATGAGATGAGTGAAAAAAAGTTAAGAAGTTGTTTAATTACAACAGTTCTTAATAATAAAGAGTTTAAAGAATTGCATAAAATAGAACTTATGAAAACAGAAAAAGAAATAAAACTTGGAGTATATAAAGACAAATCTGGTAATTTTATAAGAAGAAAAATTAATGATGAAGGAAATTATGTAGAGTCAAAAGAAGAGTTCCTTAAAAGAATACAAGAAAATTCAAATGAATATTGGGATATAATAAAAGTTGGTCAATGGATTGACGAACATGATAGAGGAAAATTATTATTTAAAGATGTTGGTGACGATTATAGTGATAATAGAATAGAGTTTGAATTAAGAAAATATAAAGCAACTATGAATGGTATTTACTATGGTTATGATACATTAAAGGGATATAGATCTGAAGACTGGGCTTCAATTAAACAGAGTTCCACAAGAATTAAGGAGATAACAAAAGAACTTGGTATGTCTGGTTTTATTGTTTTTCAGCTTACGGATGATACAGTATTTACAGATATTTTTAGTTTAAGTAGTAATAATATTGCAGGAGCAAAAGGAATGAAACATGTTACAGATGCACTTACTTTAGGTAAAAAGATTCCAAAAGAAGAATATCACAAATATCAAGTTGTAGTAGAGAATGATAATTGGGGTGAACCATCAACAGAAGATCTTGATTATAATAAACAGTATTTTGCAATTAAGGCAGATAAAAACAGAGACGGAGATAAAGACAAGATAATGGCATTTGTAATTGATTTAAATTACAATATTTGGGACAATATAGGTTATTTAATTAAGAAACAAAAAAGTAATGACTAAAAGGAGATAGGTGGCATTGGATGTAAGAGAATTAAAAAATTATATTTATGAAAATAATTATGTAGAACAAATACTTGAAAGCATTGGATGCCACCATATTAAGTATCATTCTTCTGGTGGTTATTGGACATCTGCAAATAAAAATGGAGACAATAAACAGGCAATTACAATACGTAATAATGAATTTTTATACTGTGAGAACTATACTAGGCAAATGATTAATTCTACTAGAGCAACAGATATTATTGATTTAGTTTGTTATTCATTAGATATCTCATTTCCACAAGCATTGAAAGAAATTTGCAATGAAATTGGAATGTCTTATTATCATGATTTTGATAAAGATATACCAGAAAGCTTTAAAATATTAAAACTGTTAGAAGAAATGGATGAAAACTATGATGAAGAAAAAGATAGACCATTAGTTCCAATTAGTGAGGATATACTTTTATATTATAAATCATATGTAAATGAATTATTTTATAAGGACAATATTGATTATCAAACACAAAAAGAATTCGAGATTGGGTATGATGAATATACAAATCGAATAACAATTCCAATTCGTTCAGAAATTGGTGATTTAGTTGGAGTTAAAGGAAGATTATTTAAAAAAGATTTGGAAGACGATGATGTTAAATATATATATATAGAGCCATGCTCTAGAGCAAAAGTTATATACGGATTATATAAAACATTAGAATACATAAAAAACAAGAATCGTGTTTACATTCTTGAGGCAGAGAAATCAGTTTTACAATTATGGAATTATGATTATAAAAACTGCGGTGCAACAGGTGGAAAGAAGTTGTCTCAGTATCAAATAGAAATGTTAGTTAGACTAGGGGTAGATATAGTTATTTGTTTTGATAGAGACGTAACAAAGGATGAGTTAGAAGAATTAGCTAATAGATTTCCAGATGGTGTTCCACTTTTTTATATGTTTGATGAAGATGGTTTATTACAAGGTAAGGAATCTCCATCTGACAATCCTAACAATTGGAAATATATGGTTGAAAATAATATATATAAACTTAGATAAGAGAGGTGCGAATTGAAATATAGATTATATAAGAATGGAAGTAATAGTACTTCTAATGTCATGAAAGAAGTACTTAAAAACAGAGGAATAGAAAATTATAATAAGTATTTACATTTAGATGATTCTGTAATAATACCATATGAGAAATTAGATAATATTACAGATGCAGTAGAATATTTTGTAAAACATTTTAATAATAAAGATTTGATTACAATTTTAGTAGACTCTGATCCGGATGGTTATTGCTCAGCTGCTATGATGTATAATTATATAAAGAAATTAGATAATAATTATCCAGTTGTATATAAAATGCATAATAGAACAAAATCTCATGGACTTGATGATGTAATTGATGAGCTTATTCTTGAAGAACCTCATTTTTTAATTATACCAGACGCAGGAACTAATGATATAGATGAATGTAAAATGTTAAAAGATAAAGGATGGGAAATACTTATTTTAGACCATCATGAAAAAGAAGAAGAAAATAAATATGCAATTATTGTAAATAATCAAATTAGTAAAGATTATTATAATAAAGATTTTTGTGGAGCAGGTATTGTATATAAATTTTTACAAGCTTTAGATGATGAATTTTGGTGCGAAAATGCAGATATATATTTAGATTTATGTGCGTTAGCAAATATAAGTGATGTTATGGATATTAGATCATATGAAACAAGGAGAATTATAAACGTAGGATTAATGAATATAAATAATAGGTGCCTTGAAGCTTTTATTAAAGCACAAGATTATAGTATGAATGGTAAAATAAATATACATAATATTCAATGGTATATCACGCCTATTTTGAACGGAATTATCAGGATAGGATCATATGAAGAAAAAGAATTGTTATTTAGGGCTTTTATAGAACAAGATGAAGAGTTTGAATATACAAAACGTGCAAGAAAAGAAAAACCATCTGAAATAATTAAAGAAAATATATATGATAGAGCTGCAAGATTAAGCAAAAATGCAAAATCAAGACAGGATAAAATAAAGGACAAATGTGTCGCACAATTAATTGAAATAGCAGATAATCTTCCAGATGATAATAAAACTATTATTATAGATACTTCTGATATTTTGGATAATGGTTTAACTGGTGTTGTGGCAATTAAAATTGCAGAAAAATATAACAAGCCATGTATCTTATTAAATAAATTCTTTGATAAAAAATCAAAAGCAATTATATATGGTGGTAGTGCAAGAAATATTAATCATAGTCCAATTGAAAGTTTTAAAGATATCATAAATAAAACAGAATCATTTGAATGGGGCAAAGGTCATGCACAAGCATTTGGTGTGAATTTAAAATTAGAAAAATTTAATTGTGCAAAACAAGAATTAAATACAATATTAAACAATGTAGTATACGACTCTACGTATTATGTTGATTTTATATTTAATAATAATGAAATATCAATTAGTGATATAGTAGATATGACAAAATTTAACGATATTATTGGTCAAGGTATTGAAGAACCAATGATTGCGGTTGAACATTTAAATTTATCACGAGATCAGTTTGAAATATTTGGAAAGAATGAAGATACAATTAGTTTCTTAGTTAATAATATAAAATTTATTCAATTCAAATGTAAAGATGGAAATAAATTATATGAATGGTTAAATGATACATGGAATGAAACAGATGAAATTGATATTACGATTGTTGGTAAACCTTCAATAAATGAGTATCAAGGAATTAAAACATATCAGATTATTATTGAAGATTTAAATGTAAATAAAATTATTAGTAATGATAACAACAACAATGAAGAAGAAGAAGAATGGTAGGTGATCAAAATGTACAGTTCTATACATAATCATTCATATTACTCATTACTTGATGGGTATTCTAGCCCAAAAGAAATGCTTGATAGAGCGAAAGAAATAGGATTAAAAGCATTTGCAATTACAGAACATGGAAATGCATATAGTCATATTTATTTTGATTTAATAAAGAAAGATTATCCAGATATTAAGATGATTTATGGATGTGAATTATACGAATGTAATGATATCAAAATTAAGGATAAAGATAATAAATATTTTCATTTAATAGCCTTGATTCGCAATAAACAGGGACGTAAGGACTTAAATAAAGTAATAACAAAGAGTAATTTTGAAGGATTTTATTTTAAACCACGATGTACTATAGAAGATATTAAACCATATGCAAATAACTTTATTATAACATCAGCTTGTTTAGCAAGTAAATTGGCAAGAGAATCAGATTTAAACGTCTGTGTTAAATATATAAAAGAGTATAAAAAATCATTTCCTTACTTTTATTTAGAAATGCAGTCACATGGTAATGAATGTCAAAGAATATATAATCAGAAAATTTTGAAATTATCTGAAATAACAAATACTAAATTTATTATTACAACTGATAGTCATGCTGCGAAGAAAGAAGATCTATACTATCAAGATAAACTAATAAAAATTGGAAGAAATAGTACAAACAATGATAAAAATTCAATAGAAAATAGTGAAGTTTATGACGGTTGTTATATGCAATCAGAGGATGAAATTCATGAATGCATGGATAGTCAAATTGGATATGAAAATGTTTGTATTGGATTATTAAATAC